TAGATAAAGAGGGGCAACCTTATATCTTACACCCACTTAGAGTCATGATGAGCTTGCAAGGAGATGTATTAAGAACTGTAGCAGTATTACATGATGTAATAGAAGATACCTATCTAGAACTACCTGATTTAATGTCTCTTTTTCCTGATGAAATCGTATATGCTGTAGGTTGTATGTCTAAACAAGAAGCCCAAAGTTATGATGATTATCTAGTGAAAGTCATGAGTAACGAAATAGCCAAAGTAGTCAAATTAGCTGATTTACGTGATAATATCAGTCCAGTCAGATTGTATAAATTGGCTCCAGACACAATTATACGTCTAACTAAGAAATACACAAAAGCCATTAAACTATTAGAAGGTTGGAAATAATGGATATGTAGCTACTCACTAAATGGAGAGGTGGCAGAGTCTGGATTAATGCGCCCGCCTTGAAAGCGGGAGACCTGTAACAGGGTCCGTGGGTTCGAATCCTACCCTCTCCGCCATATATAAAGGAATAATAATGAAAAAAATTGATTATTGGGCTCTTAGTGTAATAGCAGATGTTGATGGATTACAAAAATTACTTGCTTTAAGAGCCGTAAGAAAAAATGATCCTGAAAATTGGTATAGAGAAACTTAAGAAGATTCTAAATATATAACTGCTTTCTTAAGAATATCAGGATTATCATTTAATAGACCAATACCAGTATTACATTTATGACATAATATACCACGGACTTTATTAGTCTTATGACAATGATCGATGTTAGCTTTCCGTGATTTGTCAGTAGTAGAAAAATTACATAAACAAATTAAACATTTATCATCTTGATCAATTACCATTTGATTATATTGGTCAAGTGTAATACCATAGTTATGTTTTAACTTAGAATTTTTACAAGAATCTGTTTTACGATATTGAGCTTGATAAGATTTGATTTCATGTTTATTGTCTTGGTAATAAGTTTTTGATTTTTCTTTATATTTATCAAGTTGTTCTTGAGTTGGTTGATATTCATAATTTTTATGATATTCAGGATTATTATTTCTAAACTTTTTAGAATTAGATTTAGTATTTTTTTTATATTGAGAATTAGTTTGATATCTAAGTCTACCATATTCTTTTTCACAAGAACGACAAGAAGATGATAAATAAGTCAAATTTTTTCTTTTGTCAAAACGAGAACGGAATTCAGACTCAGTTTTAGATAGATTACATTTTGTACATATTTTTGGCATAAGTTGCCTCCTAAAAATAGTATAGGAAAAATTTAGGTGCTATCGCGTACCTTTTTAAAAAAAACTGGGGGCCGATTTGTGAATCTGAACTTTTTTTCAGAAATTAGGTAAAAACAATGCGAGTTTTAATTTTAGAGGATAGTCAAGAAAGAATTGATCAATTCCAAAAGAATCTTGAAGGACATGAAGTAATTATAACAGACAAACCAAAATATGCAATTAAACTTCTAGAAACTGAAAATAAATTTGATATACTTTGTCTGGATCACGATATGGGTATGGTATTTGAACAGCCTGGTGAAGGCACAGGATATGAACTAGCAGAATGGGTATCAAGACATCCTGAAGTTAAACCAAAAAAGATACTTATACATAGTATGAATAACATTGGAGCAGCAGCAATGATGCATGTATTAGGTGATGCTGGAATGAAAGCAACTTATATACCTCTGCTATGGACAAAAATAAGAGGATAAATTATGGCGTAGGTAGATCAACTGGTAGATCACCTGATTGTGGTTCAGGTCGTTGTGGGTTCGAGTCCCGTCCTTCGCCCCATTATATTGAGGACATCATGAACTCTCATTTCTCTACATCTAGTGAATATTATGCTAAAAAGCATAGGGAAATTAGCAATGAACAATACGAGATACAAAGGTTATTAAATTTATTAGAATATATTAAACGTGACAAAGTACAACAATTAGCAGATGTACTAGCTCAGTTAAGAGATAAGCGTAAAAAGTATCAGAGAGTGAGGCTAAGATAATGCAACTAGATTATTCAGATTATAAAATTGATGGCACTACATATTATTACAATAATAAGAAGATATATGATTATGAAGACTTTAAACATCTTATGAAGGGTGGTACATTAGATGGGAACCATCCAGATGTAGAAACCATAAGAGTTGAAAAAAAGACAAAATTAAATCTCAGGAGAAACTAATGGCAATACCTCCTGACGCTAAAGAATATATAGATAAATTTAATGAGCAACTACAGAAATTTCTAGATACATTAATGATTAACCTTTCAGTTAATATAGAAGGACAATGTTCGTGTACTTATGAATGGAAACATACTCCACTTGTTGATTCTATTGATATTTGTACAACTAATTTAGAAATTAATTTTTATAGAGGTGAGATTAAAGCTAATAACATATCATCTACTAAATTAGCTAAAAGAAAAGTAAAGTTAAGGGATATATAATGAGAAAATTAGCAAGTATAAGAACAATGGGAAGAAAACTCGCATCAATTAGAATAGTAGGAGACATAAGAGAAATAGAAAATGCTCAAAATATTGAAGTTGTATTAGTAGATGGTTGGGAAGTCGTCGCTAAGAAAGGTGACTTCAAAACTGGTGATAAGTGTGTCTATATAGAAATCGACAGTATAGTACCAGCTAAACCTGAGTTTGAGTTCCTTGAGAAGAGAAGATACAGAGTAAGAACTATTAGACTACGGAAGCAAGTCTCCCAGGGTATTGTCTTCAAGCCAGAGGATGTAGGCATCAGTGATAAGTATCCAGTAGGTAAAGATATCACTGAGGAGCTTGGTGTAATTAAGTATGATCCACAAGCTAAGAAAGAAGCTCGCATGAGAGAAGCTGAGCTTCAGAAAAAAAGTAAGTTTGTAAAATGGATGATGAGATTTGGTTGGTTCAGAGTTATGATGAAAGGCAAAAGAAAAAATTGGCCTGAATGGATAGCTAAGACAGATGAAACTAGAATACAAAATGTTCCTTCTTATCTAGTTAGACACGCAGATGCTATCTGTTATGCTACAGAAAAAATGGATGGTAGCTCAGCCAGTTACTCACTTAAGAAAATGGGTAAGTTTCTATGGTTTAAGGATTTAATTTTCACCGTATGTAGTAGAAATATGTGGCTTAAACGTACACAACAAAAGTTTAAGAACGATAAATTTGAATTTGATAGCAATAACTATTGGGCTGCTGCTAAGAAATATAATCTTGAAATTAAACTAAGAGAACTAGATAAAGAATTAGTTATTCAAGGTGAAATATTAGGTGAAGGTATTCAAAAGAATAAGTATAAAATTAAACCTAATGATATTAAGCTACGAGTATATAATATCTATGATATAAAGCGTGACGTATGGCTAGGTGCCAATGGCATCAAGACATATTGTAAAGCTCTTGGATTAGAAATGGTTCCTGTAGTATGGACAGGTAGATTAAAAGATCTAGGAACTACAGTACCAGAAGTAGTTGAAAAATCTAAAGGTAAATCTTTACTTAATCCTAAAATACATAGAGAAGGCATAGTAATTAGACAGATACTTGCTGAAGAAGGTAAGCGAGGACTTAGCTTTAAGGCAATTAATCCTGACTTTTTACTTAAGTATGACGACGAATAAATTACCACTAAATCTAGACGGAAAGGGACTGCATCTTGCGGTCCCTTTTTTGTCGTAAACACACTATATTATTTATATAACTATGATTGAAATACACATAAGAGATAAGAATAGAATAGTAAATGTAACATCGCCAGGAAAAACTCCACTCCGAGGAAGAATGGGCAGTGGTATGTTTTTCTATAATCCCCTCGACTATTTATTAACTGCCATAGGAATATGTGCAGGCGGACAGCTCATAGATTATTGTAGACTTAATGAGCTGAATCCTATTATATTTGAAACCATTACGTTGCTTAAGGAAGATAATAATTATCTAATTATCATTAAGAGACCTGAAGATTTTGAAGATGAACATCTATGGAGAATAGCTAAGACATTAAGTAACTGTGCTATTGCTAGTGAACTTAAAAAAGATATTGAAATCAAGTGGGAAATAAATGAGATACCAACTGAAGAGTTATTAAAGCTCGAGACAAAGAGAGGTTGCTGTGGCTCTTAATTTAAGAAGAGGACTAGCTAAAGAACGTAAGGATGAAGCTAAGAAAGAAACTATTGCTGACCCATATAATCTTAAGCATAAAACTGTTTGTATAACTGGCACTGTAAGAGGACTCACCAGATTACAAGCTCAGAAAAAACTTAAGCAAAGATACACTACTATTAAATTTACTAGTAGTATTACTAGTCAGACTCAGATATTAATTACAGGGTACGGAGTAGGACAAAAAAAATTAACAGTAGCGACGACTCGTAAACTACCTATTATAGAGTGGATAAAAATATGGGTGAATTAATTAAAGGGCCTTGGCCTGAAGAAACACATCTCCAAGTACATCAGAGATTGTTTGAGAACTTACTAGAATTGATGAGTGATTTTAATGACACAATACCAACAGAATCTCCATTACCAACAACAAAAAATGACGATCTGGATTGGACCAAGATACCTATTAACTTTTTACTACAGTACGCAGCAATAAATATACAAAAAGTAACCCATGAGCATGTGTCTGTTGATATTCCAACCAAGGAAACTACTGATGAAGTTCCTATTTGACCTAGATGAAACATTATATACTGGTGACTTAGTAAAAGTAGCATCTGATCAACTCGTTAACGAGCATTTAATTACTACTAAGTATAGTGGTAGAGATATTGAATCGTTTCCAGACATGAAGGGAATACCTGATATTGTTAAAGAAAGAACAATAGATTTGTTTACTAATCCTTACTGGGCAGCAATAGCTAAGAAGCCTTTGCCTGGAGCATTTGCTATGCTTAAACTACTAGTTAATCAAGGACATGAGATAGCTATACTAACAGCTAGACCATGTACTATACATGAGGCTACAAGATTTGCATTATGGAGAGACTTCCCTGGAATAAAAATCCATTCTATGTTTGCTAATGATGCTAGTAATTGCGAAACAGTATCAAAAATAAATTATTTAGCTAATTATCGACCAGATGTATACTTCGATGATCATTATACTTATTGTATGGAAGCTTTAGAGGCAACTCAAAGTAAAATGAATCCTCGCACTCAAGTATATCTAATATCTAATGGTCATACACCATGGAATCACAATGCAAAAATTAAACGCAGACTTACTAAAGTTAAAAGTATATTAGAATATGATCTACGGGAGTTAGTAAATGGGAAGCAAGAGTAGAGGAAATTATGCGCCTGGATTTAGTTTAACACAAAAAGAATTTGATAACATATTTAAGAAAGAAGCTGACGATGGCACTCCAATTGAGAGCAGACAAGCTAACACAGGAACAGATCATAGTAAAGAGAATGACCGAGAGATACAAGAGGATAAAGCAGAGGAAAGATCTGGAAACTGAAGTAACAGAGGATAATAAATCTCTTTGTGATATGATATCATCTTCTATAACTCCTATTACTAAGAAGCATGGTATGTTTATTCATTGTTCAATCAATGAAGGTACAGTTAGTATTCATCCAAGAATTAATATTAGTGGCACTAAGACATCTAATATATTATATGGAGAGATAACACTTAAGTATCCTGACATACATACTTGGTTCAGAACTGAAAAGATTCTAAAAGACAGAATAAGAGCTATAGATAAAGATCTTAAAAGATTAAAGACTGTCTTAGGTAAACTAACTAATCTTAGATTTATTGAAGAGTCAGGCAAAGTAGCAGTAATACTTAATACAAGGAACAGGTATTTTTAATGACGACACCACCAGAAGGTACACCAGAAGGTACACCATACACACCATCAGAAATGCCAGGCAGAGATGTAGACTTTGGTCTAACAGATGATGCTGCTAGAGCAGAACATACACAAAATTGTTCAACACCTCCAGCACCATTAGATATAGAGGTAGGTGGTGGACATTACAAACAGTTTAAAATTCAACCAATTGAGTTCAGTATGGCAAATAGATTAAATTTTTGTCAAGGTAACGTAATAAAATATATATGTAGATATAATCACAAAAATGGACGAGAAGATCTAGAAAAAGCTAAACATTATATAGACCTTTTAATTCAATTGGAGTACGAAAATGGTGGAAAACCTACAGTTCAAGGGCAGGGAGCCAACTAAAAAATGTGTATCATACATTAAACGTATGATCACAGGAGGAAACTGGAAGCCAAACGAAAAGTTACCTCCTATTATAGAGATAGCTGAACGATTAAGCATCTCTTCAGCAACAGTAAGAAAAGTAGTAAAAGGATTCGAAAGGTATGGAGTAATAGAAAACTTTGGTTCACTAGGTTTCTATTTACTTAAGCCAAATGTATCCAAGAAGAAGAACTTAAATCTACTTAAATTAGCACGGTGTAATATTGAAGCAGGAATACTATTGTCTAAGAAAGGTAAGCAATTCAGGAATTGGATTGTGAGATACGACACAGACATATCAGCATTAGATATAGTATCAGGTAATTCATATGTATGTTCTCTTAATGAACTAATACAAACAATAGAAAAACCTGTAACATTAGAAGAACTATTAACTTTGAATGGTTCTGTGTACAATAGTCAAAAGAAAAGATATAAAAGACAACAAAAACTTAGATCACTAGCAAGAATAGTTTTACATCACAAAAAGGAACTAGGTATTAATGTCTAAAAATCTAATCTATATTGATCACTGTTCACTAGAAACAGCAGAGATTATACAAAATAAACTCTGTGCTGATGTAGTACTACGATTACCTGATGACAAATGGAATATTAATGATACTATGGGTATTATTACTATGCCAAGCTTAGAGTTAGCAGTAATTACAGCAATAGATGAGATAGCAGTTATGGAGATGGCCTTGTTATATTTTATGTGTAAACCCATACTTGTTACAACAAAGTTGATTAAAAACTATAAGAAATTAGAATCAACAGTTGTTGATTACATAGAACCTAATTGTAACATAAATGATCCAGATAATACGTTCATAACATGGTACAAGAAAGTTTTTTGGAGGACCAATGGTTAAAAGATTTGCACCACATGTAGATAGCGTTCTTGCTTGGGCAGCTAAAGTAGGAATAGATGATCTCTATAAGAACGAATCAGTAACAGTTCTTACTTCACTTATGGAAACTTCTACTAAGAAAATTTTTCCTAAGAAGCTAGGTAAGGTGGCCCACGATAGATATACTAAACTTAAAGATCAGTTGCCTGAAGGTATATATGATACACTTTCACAATTGATACAACATCTTAGTATCTCAATCAAAACAATCAAGACAGACTCTGTAACATATTCACCATTAATGGTAATGCATAAAGAATTTGGCCCTTGCAAAAGAATGAAATACAATAAGGGTAATATTATTACAGGTAGAAATGATGAGATTGATTCAATCTTACTCACTCTATGTAAAAAGAATAAGCGCGGAGCTATCCTCGTTGGTGAACCAGGAGTAGGTAAGACTGCTATTGTAGGCGCTATCAACTCAAGATTAATACAAAGGAATGTACCTCGTCAGCTCATAGGATCAGAAATACTTACGATGGATATACCATATATCTTTTCTAAGTATAAAGAAGATCCATTTGGAGTCATCATATCTATCCTTGAGACTGCGAGTAAATATGACAAAGCAATCTTATTCATAGATGAAGTTCATCAGCTATTAAGTCAACGTATGAATGATATCATGAAGCCTTATCTTACAGAGAAAATTAGATTCATTGGTAGTACAACTATCAATGAGTATCACTCAATCATTACAGAAGATACAGCGCTAGAGCGTAGGTTCACAGTAGTTCGCGTTGATGAGCCTAACATAACAAGAACAACTAAAATGATATTGGGTACTAAAAGTGTGTTCGAAGAGTATCATAAGTGCACTATACCAGAAAATGTATGTCAATATATGGTAGAAACTGGTAGTAGATTCTTAGGCCATAGAAAAAATCCTGACAAGTCATTAGATTTATTAGACATTGCATGTTCGATCATGTATGAAGAAGAGATTGCAAACGTATGTAAAGAACCACCTGAGTCTAAAGATTTCTTGAAACAAATTGAGAAAGAAAGACTCAGAATAAAATCACTCAAGACTATTGCAAATGATAGAGTTCTAACAAATGATTATGTAGACAAAGCTATCTCTAACGTTACTGGTATCAGTTACGGAGAGATTGCTAATAGTCTAAACTATCCAGAAGTTAGAAAAGAGATGAGCAAGAGAGTGTTTGGACAGGACGAAGCTATAAAGTCTGTAGCAAATATAGTTAACATATTCAAGCACGTCAAGAGCGAAAGAGAACACCCAGTATCTATGTTACTGATGGTTGGACCAGCTGGAGTGGGAAAGAAATCTTCAGCACAATCATTAGCTAAACAATTATTTGGGAAGAAGGAATACTTCATAGATTATGATATGAGTTCCTTTAAAGAAGGGTTTACTATTAGTGAACTCAAAGGCTCACCTCCAGGGTACGTAGGCTATGGTAAATCAGGTGTACTAATTAAGTCCATCAGAAATAATCCACAGTCTGTTGTATACTTTAGAGGTATCAATAAAGCACATGATTCAATCAAGCAGTACTTAGTTGATGGTTGTAGATCAGGTAAGCTAACTGATACAGCTGAAAGAGAAGCCAAGTTAAATAACTCAATCATTATCTTTAGTGTAACACTAGACGATAAAGAGATGGAGCAATTTAGAAAAGGCAAAGCTAATACTCAAATGGGATTCTCTAAAGGAGAAGACAAGACCAATTCTGTGCTAGAAAAAGAAGCGTTGAGCACTATTGTAGGGAAGGATTTAGTAGACGCTTGCGACGAAATAGTAATATATAACGAACTTAACCAAACAATTCTTGGCCAAATCTATGACGATAAGGTACAAGAATATCTAGATATGTATAACAATGTGGATATTGATCAGCAACGGCTGAGAGATGATGTACTTGAAGATTCTAAGAATGGTCATGACATTGTCTCAAAGCTATCATCGGAAGTTCCAAAACAAGTATTCAGAAAATTTTTATAACCAAGGAGAAAAAGTATGGCTACAAGAGGAAAATATCCTAAGCAGATCAGTAGCATGATTCAGACAGCATACAATAAGGATTGGAATGCAACAAGAATCGCTGACCATATCAATAGTTCAAGAACAGCGCAGAAGTTGGGCTTTAAAGTTACCCAACGATCTATTGCTGCAAAGATGGCTAACCTTACAAGAAGTTTTGCCTAAGTAGAACCGTTGATCAATATCTATTTGTTATCTTTTTAAGGAGACAAGATGAAAAGAGTAGAAATAACACACGCAGAAGTATCAACATTTTATAACAGTTCTGAAGTATTAAAAGAACATGAAGTACCTGAAAAAGGAACTATCATGAACTTTGAAATAAAAACCAGAGTAAACGATAGGAATGAAAAAAGTCCTTTCTTGTTTGAAAAGTGTAGTTACTTTGCGGATAGTGAAGAGAAAGTTCAATCAATTAGAAATGTTATCAAAGCTGGTAATCGCCTAGATATCAAGGGTGTTGAAGATAAGCGTCATTACACTGATAAAAAGACACAGAAAGAAGTCTATTATAATCAAATCAGCGTTAAGGAAATCACCCCTGTCTCAGTGGCTGGTACCGAAGAACAAGGTAACGATGATGGTCTACCATTCTAAGGAGACATAATGTACGTAACGAGTGAAGATAAAACAGCCAGATGGTACTGGCTCGATGGTAAGATGCATGAAATAGGTATCGAAAATGAAGGTAGCGAAGTCAATATGAAAGAGCTACATGATACATGCACTAAGGTAATAGAAGAAAAAGAAGATACTTGTAAAGGTATCTACTTTCTTGGTGTAGCTTTAACAGGTACGGGTGAAGGTGGCTTGGGCTTTTTAATGGGCTGGCTTGCCAGAAGCGTTAAGAACGATCAGAACTGGGACATTACCCATATCGAAGAAGACGTACCAAAAGAAGAAATTATTGAACATCTTGCTAGCATTATGGAAAAAAATGCAGCACAACTTAGAGAATACAAGGATGATTCCTCGCTCAAGAGTGTCACTCCGACACTAGGGAGTAACGATGGAACAGACTTGTTCAAATAAGATTATCTCGTTACATTTTCAGAGATGTGGGGGTGATTGTCCCCACGTCGCTGAATGTTACTTTGTTAAAAGAGAAATCGTAGGTCTCTTTGATGATATTAGTGACTACGAAATGGTCTGGCAAAGTATAGTTAGATCTGGACATAAAGTACACGAATCAATATGTTCAGCAGGACTAGATACTTATCATCTCGAAGAACTTAAAAGAAATAAGAATTATAATGTAACTATGTCGTGTCATATGGCTGATAAATATCCTGGCCTTGAAGAAGTTAAAGAACAAGTACAAATTAGTGTATATGATTGGAAAGATGTAGCTACATATCATAGTTGGCAAAAATTATTCTTAATTAAAAATACTAATACGTATAATGCATTTAAAGACTGGCTTGGCATCAATACAGGTAAATTACATTTCTTAATTGATCAAGACTGGATAGATACAGCTAAAATAAGAGAAATTATACCTCTCTTTAATAATAGTAATAATTCTGACCAATCTATGGACAGTTGTTTAACTAGTTGGCTTGTTAATAAGTGTTGTCCAAATATGGGCGACGAATATATAGATATAAATCATGACGGTACAGTACGAACTTGCCCGTACTCTGCAAGAGGAGTTGAACCTAAGGGAGCTACAAACTTAGAACATTTGTTCGGTGTAAAGATGCTACCATATAGTTGTAAATACATGGCAATATTTGGAGAAGAATTAAATGGAACAATCAACAATAAATGTCTACAAGGTTACACTACCAATCCAGGGGACGAAAGCAGTATTGAATGCGACGGGTGATTGGCACTATGGCGTTAAAGGTGTAGACCAAAAGGACATTATTCACTCACTAAATAGTGTAGTTGACAAACATAAAGGCAATATCTTCAGAGTATTTACAGGTGATTTACTTGAAAACTCCTTGAAGTCTTCTATTGGTCACAACTATGACGTGTCTATTCCTGATCCAAGTGATCAAAAGCACGGTGTGATGGAAATACTAGAAGAAACAAATAAATACCTCTACGGCGAAGCTACTTGGAAAAAGCTAAAACTTAACAAGAGATCTATAGATGTTAGATCAATAGCAGTAGAAGGTAATCATGAGATGAGAACTCGTAAACTTACAGGCCAATGGCTTGGAGAAGAAATGTGTGTACCAGCTAAAGTAAAATGGTTAGGACTCAGTAGTCTCATCGAATTAACAATAGTTAATAAACGACTCAAGATGAGCAAGAAATATAATATATACGTTGCTCATCGACCAAGTAAGACAAATGCTACATCCTTAGAATCTATTCTTAGAGCATTTAAAAGAAAACAAAGCGCCATTCCTGGCGTAGATGTAATGATCTTTGGACACTTTCATAAGAGATTTATATCTGCTAATGGATATTTTGATACAACAAGTAAGAAGTTTAAGAAAGTATTGTACGTACTGAATCCATCTCCGATGGCAGGTATGGAATACGCAGAGGAAGCTGGCTATCCGCCACTCGAAGTAGGACATTACGTTAACATTTATTTACCTCTGGACAAAGACAGGCAACCATATGGAATTGTCTGACGTATACTATTACATATGGATAAGTTCCATTAAAGAAAGGATAGTATAATGGTTGGACAAAAATTTGGAAAACTTACTGTAGTTAATACAACAAAAGAAAGGCGCAATGGTTACATAGTCTATACGTGTTTTTGTGACTGTGGAACAAAATGTTATATTACTTCATCGAGTTTAAAAAAAGGAACAAAAAGTTGTGGATGTCTGTGCAAAAAAGATATTACAAATCAAACTTTTAATCATTTAACAGTTATTAAAGAAACAGATAAAAGAGATTCATGCGGAAGAATAAAATGGTTATGTAAATGTGTATGTGGAAAAGAAATCATAACTACTCTTACTAGTCTTAGATCTGGAGATAGAAAAAGCTGTGGGTGTAAAAGAAAAAAAAATAAATCACCTAAAGTTTTAAAACCAAGGTACAGAAATTTAATCGGTGAAAAATTTGGTAGATTAACAGTAATTGAAATAGCCAAACGAGATAAAAATAATAAAATTAGATGGAAATGTAAGTGTGAATGTAGTAAAGAAAAAATAGTTAGATCTAGTTATTTATTAAATGGAGATACAAAAAGTTGTGGATGTTTAAAACCACAAGCAAAAACTAAAGAAGATAAATATTTTGTATCATTATATAATAGATATAAAAAACAAGCAGAAAAAAGAAAATATAAGTTTGAATTAACATTCATAAAATTTAAAAAATTATTACATAAACACTGTCATTATTGTAATGATGTATTTAGTAATACATATAAATTACAATCAGGAAAAACTATATTATATAATGGTATAGATAGAGTAGATAATACTTTAGGATATACAACCAAAAATTGTGTTTCTTGTTGTTGTAAATGTAATAGAGCAAAAATGAATATGACTTATAATGAATTCATAGAAATGACAGTTAAAATTTATAAAAATCTAAAACTTGGCAAAGACAAACAACCATATGGTATTGTCTAGGAGGAATTGATGGCACCTAAGAAAAAGGTATTGCAAGAGTCATTCAAGGAGATATTCGACAGAATAGAATGTGACACTGGTCTAATCTTTGTTGATACTCCAGAAGAGACTCGTCTAATTAGAGAATTATTCAGAAAGTACAAGGAAGAATCTGTACAGTTCTGGTCAATGGGACAAGGTCTTCATGAGATTGAGAAGAGAAAAGTCATCATCGATAGATTTTATCCACACAAATTCCCTGCTGATAAATGCAGGAAGGGTAAGAAAGGTGGGACTGACACACGAGTCACTCCAACTAATTGCTTCAGTGTAATAGAAGAAGATTGCAGAGATAAGATTAAACCTGAAGAAGATCCAGAGAAAAAGCATATTTATATACTTAGAGACCTTGATAAGTATCTTAAGGATCCTGTTATCCTAAGAAGACTTAAAGATCTAGTATATCTATGTGGTACTGCTTGTTCAACTATTATCGTTACAGGTAATGGTGTCAATGTTCCTTCAGATCTTGAGAAAGATGCTGTATTTATTAAGCTTAAGTATCCAACAAGAGAAGAAGTTAATTCAATTGTTGGTGATTTAATGTCAAAAATTGAAGAACATAATAAAGTATGCGCCCCTGATACTAAGGTTGATGCTTCTTTTGATAATGATGCTGTTATTACAGCATGTATGGGTCTTACTGAAGACCAGATAATTAATACTCTACAGTACACCATGAGCGTAGATAATGGTATCGATATCAAGAAGATTCTCGAAGAAAAGAAGGCTATCATTGATAAGTCTGATATCCTTGAATACTGGCCTTGTGATGAGGATATGAGTAGCATAGGTGGCTTTGCTGAGATAAAGAAATGGTTCAAAGTTAAAAAAGAAGTAATTAAGAACCCAGAAAATGCTGAAATCTTTAAAGCTGATCCTCCAAAGGGTATCATGCTTTTAGGTGTACAGGGCTCAGGTAAGACAGCAGCAGCCAGATGTTTAGCTCAAGAGTGGGAAGTAGGACTCATAAAGCTGGACATTGGTAAGGTATTTGCTGGCCTAGTGGGTGAATCTGAGAAGAGAATGAGGTCAGCATTGTCTCAGATAGATGCTGCTGGTGGAATCGTAGTCATAGATGAGCTAGACAAGGGCCTTTCAGGGGCAGGAAGCTCGGATAAGACAGACGGCGGTACTACCAACCGTGTCATAGGTACCTTGCTCACATGGCTCGCTGAGAAGCATCCTGGTGTCTTCTTAGTTGCAACAGCAAATGATATCACTGCACTCAGAAAGAATCACCCAGAACTACTACGTAAGGGTAGATTTGATCAGATCTGGTTCTCCGATGTTCCTAACAGAGAAGAACGTAAAGAAATCTTCAAGATTCATATCAGTAAAAGAGGTAGAGATCTTAAGAAATTTGATCTTGAAGCTCTTGCAGACTACGAGTTCATTGATGATGGTACCGTCTATCCAATCACAGGAGCAGAAATAGAATGCTCAGTGAATGATGCTGTTCAAGAAAAGTTTGCACTAGGTGGTGGTAAAAAACTTGCTATTAATAGTAAGGATGATATCTCTACTGAAGATATACTAGAGCAGATCAGACACACTAAGCCTATCACAAAGATAGCTAAAGAAACTATCAATGCGATGAGAAGATGGTCATCTGATAATGCTAGAAATGTATCAGCAGGTGAAGTCTCAAGTAAGAAAAAGAAGAGCGCAGGTACTAAGAAACTTAACATCAGAAGCAGCGCAGAGGTAGAGCTATAATGATATGTATATACCACAATGATATGGATGGGAAGTGTGCGGCTGCGGTCGTACACTATGCCCATCAGGACAAAGAGATTACATTCATAGACGCAAACTACAATAGACCCTTTCCTTGGAAAGAGGTAAAGGATCAGGACGTAGTCATAGTTGATTTTTCTATTCAACCATATGAAGACATGAAAAAGCTTAAAGAATGCACCAAGAGTCTAGTTTGGATTGACCATCACAAATCAGCTATTGAATATGCAGAGAAAGCTGATTTTAATATTGATGGTATACAAGAAGCTCATAAAGGAGCAGGATGTGAGCTAACCTGGGAATATTATTTTAAAAACAAAGAAATTCCTATTGCAATAGAGTATATTGGAGACTATGATACATGGAAGTTCGCTTTTGGAGAAAAGACTAAGCGCTTTAATAGTGGTCTATATATTCAGGACACTAATCCATTGTCTAAATTTTGGTACTTCTTATTCAATGACATGAGAGACGAGAGATTAATTAGAACTATCATGAGAGATGGTGATACTATTAACCTCTATAATACTCAAAGATATGAGAGCTGTGTTAAACATAGTACATATGAGATTGAGCTTTGTGGATTCAAAGGTCTAGCTTGTAATTATTATCAATCTGGATCTTTGTTATTCAAATCGATACCAGATTTGTATGAGAAATATCAGTTCGTCTGTGTATATTATTACAACGGAAAAATATGGACAGCGTCTGTCTACACTGAAAGAAAAGACGTAGACGTATCACTTATAGCCACACATTATGGCGGCGGCGGGCACTTTGGTGCTGGCGGTTTCCAATGTAAAGAATTACCATTCTAAGGAGAAGACATGAGTCATTTAGCAAAGGTTAAGACAAAACTTAACAACAAACAATATCTTCTTAAGGGACTTGAAACAATGGGGTTTACCTATCAAGTAGCTGAAGAAGGTCAAGTATTACAGACACAAGGGCAATACAATCAGGTTGCAGAGGCAGATATCTTAATTACAGGCGTTAAAGGTAATACTAACTCTGGATATGGTTCCTATAAACAAGATGTAGGTTTCAAACTTCAAGCAGATGGTACTTATACTGCTGTTGGTGATCCTTATAACCTTAAAGATAAGAACGGTAGTAGAGTTAGTATGGATAAGCTGAAGTGTAACGTTACTGCTTACTCTAAAGAAGCAGAAGTTAACGAAAGACTTCAACAATTTATGTTCTCAATGGATGAGAGCACTAGAGAAGAAACTTCAAAAGAACTATCTTTCACTTTACAAAGGTGGGTTGCATAATGCCATGGGAAAAAGTTAACGTAACAATCGACAAGAAATCTGGTGAGATGACCATCGAAGGTGATGGTTTCGTTGGCAACGGATGTAGTGTACTAGAAGAAGTAGAAGCTCAACTTGGTGTTATACA